TTGGCCAATATGATAACAGAAAATTTAAAATTAACTAAAGGCTGGTGGTTACCTATTTGGGACACACATTTTGAAAAAATGTTAAAAGAGATTGATAACAAGTATGAATATCAATATGAGCAAAGAAAATATGCACTATCTTGGGTTAAAGATTTTAATTGTAATTCTATTGATGTAGGCAGTAATATAGGTTTTTGGTCTAAACAATTAGCTGAAAAATTTAAACACGTATATGCTTTTGAACCTCATCCTGATAATAATGAATGTTATAAAAAAAATTTAAATCAATATAACAATTATACTTTATATGAAATTGCTGTGTCAAATGTAAGTAATAAAATATTAGAATTGTATGTATCGCCAGACGAATGTGGTAATGCAAGTTTAAATAATTTTGGTGTAATGGAAGGAACAACTGATAGAAAAATAGAAGCAGTTAATTTGAAAACAATACCAGTAAAAGTAGACAAAATAGATGATTATAATTTAAAAGATATAGGTTTTATTAAAGTAGATTGTCAAAACCATGAAAAAGAAGTTGTAGAAGGAGCTATACAAACTATTGACAAATATAGTCCTGTATTATGTTTAGAACTTCCAATCAGAAATCAAAAAGAAACAGATTATAGAAATAATATGATAGAATATTTAAAAAAATATAATTACATTTATAGAGGTGCAAAAAATAAAGAAACGATATTTACAAGGTAAAATGAAAGTCTTAGTAATAACTAGTTTCAATAAAAAATTGTATGATGAATATGCATATAGGTTTGTAAATACTTATAATTGGCCTTTTGATTTAAAAATATATACAGAATTAAAATTTAAAATCGATAATGAAAAATTTGAAATAATAGAATTAGAACAAGATAGTAAAAATTTTGTAGAAAGAAACAAAAATAAATCCGTTAAAGATTTTTGGGTAGATGGCGTAAGATTTAGTTATAAAGTTTATTCAGTGATACAAGCAGCACTAAAAGAAGAATATGATATATTAATATGGGTAGATGCAGATAGTGTTTTCTATAAACCTTTGACATTAGAATTTATAAAACAAAATTTATTTAAAGAAAATTATATGATGACTTACTTAGGTAGAGGTGAACATTATAGTGAATGTGGTTTTTTATTATGGAATTTAAAACATAAAGATACACAAGATTACTTTAAAGAAATGAAAAGTATGTATAATAATGATCTTATATATAATGAGAGAGAACAACATGATAGTTATATATGGGACCTTATAAGAAAAAAATTTGAAAAAGAAAGAGGCACAATGAATATAGATATAGGCGATAAAAAAGTAGGACACGTACAAGCTAGGTCAATATTAGGAAGTTTATACGATCATACAAAAGGACCTAAAAGAAAAACATCAGGAAAAAGTCCGGAGGCTAGAGTATGATAAACATTTTCGTAGGATATGATAGTAATGAAAAGATAGCACACCATGTGTTAACGGAAAGTATATTAAGACGCAGTACAAAACCAGTTGCAATTACACCAATATATTTACCAAATATCAAAGATGACTTTGTAAGAGAAAAAAACAATCTATCATCAACTGAATTTTCATTTAGTAGATTTATTATACCTCACCTTATGAACTACCAAGGTTGGGCTTTGTTTATGGATTGTGATATGTTAATGATGTCTGACGTAGCAGAACTATGGCGACTAAGAGATGACAAATACGCTGTACAAGTTTGTAAACACGATTATACACCTAAAGATGAAACAAAATTCTTAGGTAATGTACAAACAAAATATGTCAAAAAGAATTGGTCTAGTTTTATGTTAATGAATTGTAAGAAGTGTACAACATTAACACCAGACTATGTTAATAAGGCCAGTGGTTTAGAATTACACCAGTTTAAGTGGTTAGAAAATGAAGAACTAATAGGTTCATTACCATTAGAATGGAATTGGTTAGTCGGCGAATATCCTTATAAAGAGGATGTTAAAAACGTACATTATACGGATGGTGGCCCCTACTTTAATGACTATAATACTTGTGACTATTCAAGCGATTGGTATAACATTTATACAAACACAGTAAAAATACAAATACAAAAATGATTTATGGTTTCGGTACAAGACCAGCTACAAATAATGTTATTGAAAATTTTTTGAACAGTGCAGAACATATTTATTTTAAAAACGCTAGACACGTACAACCTTATGAAATGAGTTTTTGGCCAGATTTCATTTGGCATAGGTGGATAGAAAAAAAAATTCCTATTGCAGTTTTAGGAATATTAAGAGGCACTGAACAATTAATATGGAGAGCACAAGAAAATAAAATAAATTATTATTATATAGATCATGCATATTTTTTCAGAGCAGATAAACATATTAATAATAAAATAACAAAAGACAGAAATTATAGAGTTTGTTTAAATAGTGAACATTTAAATTATTTAACAAACAAAAATTTAATTGATGTTGATTATAATAGAATAGAAAAAAATAAAAACTTATTGTTTCCTAGAAATATAACAAGAAAAAAAGGTAATAAAATTTTAGTTTGTCCTCCTTCTTTTGCTATAGGAAGATTTTATAAATTTGAACAAGGAGTGCAAACTTGGTTAGATAATACTATTACAACGATTAAATCTCAAACTAATAAAGAAATATTATTAAGATTTAAAGATACCACAACGCCTTTAATGCAAGATTTAGAGGATGCTGATTGTGTCGTAACATATCAATCAACAATGGCTATTGAAGCTATACTAAATGGTGTGCCTGTATATTGTGACAAATCATCATCAGCAGCTCCTGTTTCCAATACAAATTTAAATCTTTCTCAAACTTATTTTCCTACCAATGGTGAAATAGAAAATTGGGTAATTAATCTATTAACAAATCAATTTACTACAGAAGAAATGAATTCAGGTTTAGCTTTAGATGTCATAAACAGATTACAAAAAGATAGTTATATAAAATGATAACAACACACTTTATAAATTGGGATAAATGTTTATCACACCAGATATGGCCTGCCATTACTAAAGGTTGGCCTGACACAGACAAACACGTACACTTCTTTTGGGGATTAGCAGGCAATAACGTTAAGAAGATTAAGGAAGTATCCGATAAAGGAGAAGAATGGTGGTATATAGATACTGGTTATTTTGGCATGCCTATTAAAAGATATCCTGAACCTATGATATTAGATAAGAATAAAACTTATTTTAGAATAGTCAAAGGAAAATTACATACAATTAGAGGTAAAGTAGGTACAGGTCAAAGATTAAATGAATTAGAAAATAAAGGTATAGATGTAAATTTTAAAGGTTGGAATACAGGCGATACTAAACATATTTTATTATGTCCATCTTCGCCTACAGTAACATATCATATCAATGGTATAAGCCAAGAAGAATGGATAAAAGAAGTCACAAGTACACTTAAACAGTTTACACAAAGAGAAATACGAGTAAGAAATAAACCAAGACCGGATAATCAATGGTGGGGAACAGATATTAAAGATGAACTTAAAGATTGCCATTGTTTAATAACTAATATGAGTTTGTCAGCCATAGATGCAGTAATGAATATGGTTCCAGTTATATGTCATACAGATAATATAGTATCGCCCATTGCTTCACACGACTTAAAGTTTGTAGAGAAGCCATTAAGACCAGGTCGCAAAACAATGAATGAGTGGTTAAAATATGTGGTTGAAAATCAATTTACTTTAGAAGAAATATCTAACGGTACGGCATACAAAACACTAAAGGAACAAGATATATGATAAATGTTTGTTGTGTATATTATGGTAACAAATATAAACCAGAGTATGTACAAAAATTATATAATATGGTTAAAAGACACCTTACAGTACCTTTTGAGTTTTATTGTTTCACAGACCATGTTAATCTATTTGATTTGGTTTATGGTAAAATACATTTTAAATCATTTCCTAGATACGATATGGAAGGTTGGTGGAATAAATTACAACTATTTCATCCTGAAACAGGTTTAGAAGGCGTAAATTTATACTTTGATTTAGATGTTGTCATATTAAAAAATATAGATTGTTTTGCTACACACGGTGACGATACAACTTTTGGTATTACTAATGACTTTGGACAACCCACAAACCTTTATAATTCAAGTATAATGAAATGGAATAATATCAATGCTTCATCTTTAATATGGGACAAATATATTATAGATAGAATAACTTGGAGAAAAGTACAAGGAGATCAAAATGTAATAACAGATTTGATAAAAAATAATTCTATATTGAAACCTTTTCCTGATGAATGGACTTTTTCATATAAATGGTTTAGTAGAACTCAACCACGTTTTCCTAAAAACGAATGGACATTTGAACAAGATCAACAGGCCAAAGTGGCCGTCTTTCACGGTAACCCTAATCCACACGAATCGGAACAACAATGGGTCAAAGATAACTGGAAATAATTCGCACTTTACCTTCATCAGAACAAAACGTGAACGAATAATACGGCTAAGTTATTGATTTTACACACAAGAATCTTTATCAAAACGCTTGATTTATTGTACAAAAGATGTTATATTATATGTATAACTAATTGAAAAGGACTATATTATGATATATTTAAA